CATTGGGATGCACTACCTGAGTTTATCAAAGGCCGCGTGTCTGTGTTAATGATGGTAGAGCGTGGGAGGAAAATTGAAGGTGTTGGTATCGGCAGCACCAATTTCATAAAAGTCCGTAGAGGATGGTTGGGGACTAAAGTTGCCGCTGCTGGAACTCATGCTTTAGTTACTAAAATTACAGGAAACTACAATGTTGTAGATAATGTCCTTAATTTTGTAGAAGCACCTTTTGGAAATACTCCCATTGGTTCCACAACTAATCCACCAGATCAAAGAGACTTTGTTGGAATTACAACAAGTTCTACTTTCCAAGGAAGAAGTTTTATTAGGTCGGGAATAACTGGAGGATCTAATAATGCTTACAATAAAAATTATATCTTTGATAATGTTAATGACCAGTTTAATGGAACTACTAATCAATTTACTTTAGAACAATCTAGTAGTAATATAACGGGAATTACTGATGAAAATGCAATTATTCTAGTTAATGATATTTTCCAAGTTCCTTCTTCGGATAAAGATTATGTTTTATCTGAGAATTCTGGAATTACTTCTATAACATTTAATGGTACTTCTCCACAAACTCCTCTTGGACCTGATGTAGGAATTTCTAGTTTCCCTAAAGGTGGAATTATAGTTTCTGTTGGTTCGACTGAAGGATTTGGTTATCAACCTTTGGTTTCTGCTGGTGGAACTGCAATCATCTCTGGATTTGGTACTATCTCTTCTATCAGTATTGGTAATAGTGGGTCTGGATACAGATCTGGTATTCAAACAACTGTCAATGTAGGGGTTGGGACTTCGAGCACTGGAACAGGAAACATTCAATTCGTTGGAGTTGCTTCTATCAGTAATGGACACATTGTAAGTGTTGCAATTACAAATCCAGGAACAGGTTACACTCATACCAATCAACCGTTTGTTGTATTTGATGATCCCTTATCATATTCCAATATGCGTTTATTCTACAGTTCTTCTTCTCCTGCTGGAGTTGGAACTGAAGCAACTATCGATGTTGTAGTTGGTAATGGATCTAGTGTAGTTGATTTTCAGATTGATAATACTGGATATGGGTATAGAGATGGTGCCATTTTAACAGTTGCAATCGGAGGAACAACAGGAATACCAACTACATCATCCTATTCTGGGAATGAGTTCCAAGTTACTGTTGATGAAATTGCAGACGATAAGTTTGCAGGTTGGTCTGTAGGAACTTTACAGGTTCTTGATAATATTGAAGACCTTATTGATGGAGTAAGAAAAGATTTCCCACTTAAATTGAACGGAGCAATTACTTCAATTGTTTCTTCTCCAGGTTCAAAAATCGATGTTCAAGATGTATTAATTATTTTTGTAAATGATATTTTACAAGAACCAGGTGTAGGATATGAATTTGCAGGGGGAAGCACACTCACCTTTACCGAGGCATTAAAGATTGGTGATATTGTTACCATTATTTTCTATAAAGGAAATGGTGATAGTGACGTTATTTTTAGAGATGTGATCGAAACGGTTAAGAAAGGTGATACATTACAATTAAAACATATGGCAGGTTCTCAAGCACAAAGTCTTGATGAAGATGAAAGAAGTGTTCTTAACATTCTTTCAACCGGCAATGTTGCAACAAATCCTTACTTTGGACCAGGAAATACTAATGATGTAACTTTAGTAAGACCAGTTACCTGGTGCAGACAAACTGAAGATAAGATTATTGATGGTATTCCAACAGGAAAAGATAGGGAACTCTATGAACCCATTATTAATCCAACAGCATATATTATTAAAAATGTTGGTATAGGTTCAACTGCAGTATATGTCGATAGTCTGAGACCACTATTTAATCCTCAAAACGAGGCAGCAGACTTACAGTTCCAAAATAAAATTAAATTTATTGCTCAAGAACCAAAAGTTGGTGCATCTGCAACAGCTGTTGTTTCTGGGTTTGGAACTATTTCTTCCGTTGTAATATCTGATGGTGGTGTTGGATATAGCACTGCAACAGTAAGTTTCGGTTACACCTCTGCGTCTAGAGCATTTGGTACAGTTACCATAAGTGCTGGTGGAACTGTAACTGGTGTTGCAATTACCTCCCCCGGAGTTGGTTATACATATACAAGCGTGCCTACTGTTCTTATCTCTCCTCCAGGACATACTGAAGAGGCATGTAGTGTAAATACTTATTCTGGTGATAATGGTATTGTTGTTGGATTTGGAACCACTGTTGGTCCAAAACTAATCTTTGACATTCATGTTCCATATGATTCTTTCCTCAGAAATACAGTTGTTGCTGGAACTGCCGTTACAATAACATCTATTCAAGCAAATGATTACTTCATGATTAAAAAATCCAACGTTGGTGTTGGATCTACATTTGTAGACGGAATATATGAGGTCGCTAGTATTGAAACATTTGAGAGAGATGTTGTTGGAATATCAACGACAGTTAAGAGATTATTTGTTGACGCTACCATTGTTCCTTCAGGATACTCTTCTGGAATTACAACTTCTGATACTGGTTTCGGTGACTTTAGTTGGGGAAGAATTGATGTTTCCTCAAGAGATCTCACAAGTTCTTATACTGCATATACTTCTGGTATAACTACTTCGACTAAAGTAGTTAGGACAAACTTCTTGAAGTCTAAAAATTATACCACAAACTCCTAATAAATAAAGAAAAACCTGCGTCAAATGGCTGCTATTATAACGGATCAGATTAGGATATTAAATGCAAAGAATTTTATTGCTGGAGTGAATAATTCCAGCAACTCTTATTATTCTTTTGTTGGGTTGCCTAATCCTACAGATTATCAAAGTGATTGGGATACTGATCCTCCTGCACCTAAAGATAATTTTGATCAAGAGAATGATTATTGGGATACAATGATTGCTCTCAAGAAAATTGAAAGTTCTGATGCAAATCAAGTAGTTCCAAAAAGAACATGGAGTTCTGGTACTGCCTATGACATGTATCGTCATGATTATAGTAGAACTAATACAGCAAAGATTTCTGGATCAACTTCATTATATCTTGCAAATTATTTTGTAATGAATAGTGACTTTAGAGTTTACATTTGCCTACACAATGGAATAGACCCAGATAATCCTACAGGAAAGGCATCTTTGGATGAACCAACTTTCACTGATTTGGAACCAAGAAGTGCAGGGACTAGTGGTGATGGATATATTTGGAAATATTTGTATACTATTAAACCAAGTGAGGTAGTAAAATTTGAGTCTACCCAGTATATGCCAGTCCCAGCAAATTGGGGAACTGCAACTAATAATGCAGCAGTTAGAGATAACTCTATTGATGGTAGTATTAAAATTGTGACTATTACTAATCGTGGAATTGGTTTAGGAACGGCAAATGCAACTTATACGGGAGTTCCTATCCGTGGAGATGGAACTGGAGCAGAATGTACTATTGTAATCAATGGCAATCAACAAGTAGGGCAAGTAATTGTTTCTAATCAGGGTTCCGATTACACTTATGGAAATATTGATTTGGTTGCTGGTGGAGTTCCTACAGGAACCACTAGACCAACCTTTGATGTAATTATTCCTCCACAAGGAGGACATGGTGCAGACATTTATAGAGAATTGGGAGCATACAATGTTCTTCTCTATTCTAGAATTGAAAATGATAATGAAAATCCAGATTTTATTACTGGAAACCAAATATCTAGAATTGGAGTTGTAGAAAATCCAGAACAGTTTGGTTCATCTTCAAAATTAGAATTGAGTAAAGCATCTGCTGTAAATGCACTTAAATTAGTAGGAACTGGGTATAGCACTGCAACCTTTACAGCAGATGCATATTTTACTCAAACGGTATCCACAGGATCAACTGCTGTAGGAAGAGTTGTTAGTTATGACCAGACCACTGGAGTTCTTAAATTTTGGCAGGACAGAAGTCTTGCAGGATTTAATACTGTTGGAACAGCACAAACTCAACCTACATATGGATTTGATTTAACCGAATTTACATCAACTCCCGGAACAGGTGGAAGTTTATCCATCAGTCCATCTACTGGTTCAAATTTAAATATTGATGAAAACTTTACTGGTATATCTACGGTAATAAATAATCGTACTTACTATCTTGGTCAGAGTTTTACGAGCGGTGTTGCCAGTCCTGAGGTTAAAAAACACTCTGGAAATATTATTTACGTTGACAACAGACCATCTATAACCAGATCGTCAAACCAAAAAGAAGACATAAAAGTTATTTTGCAGTTCTAAAGAATTATGCCTCAACAAACGAATCTCAACGTAGCGCCATATTTTGACGATTTTGATGCCGCTAACGATTACCATAAGGTATTATTCAAACCTGGATATCCTGTTCAGGCAAGAGAGCTAACAAGTCTCCAGTCTATACTGCAAAATCAAATTGAAAAATTTGGTCTGCACTTTTTTAAAGAAGGCGCTAAAGTAATTCCTGGAAACACTGCATATACTAGATTATATTATGCAATCCAATTAGATAATAATTTTCAAGGGGTTCCTGTATCTGCATATGCAGATCAGTTAATTGGAACAAAAATTACTGGAGTTAGATCTGGTGTAACTGCTGTTGTTGATAGCATTATACTACCTGAAGATTCTGAAAATGGAAATATAACCCTTTATATTAATTATTTGGGTTCCAGTACAACAAATAACCAGACTCAAATATTTTCTGATGCAGAAACATTAACTTGTAATGAAGTTATTATTTCTGGACTACTTGGTAATACAACTATTCCCGTTGGGTCTGCTTTTGCGAGTACTATAGCATCTAATGCTGCTGCAACTGGATCTGCTTTTTCTGTAGAGAATGGTGTTTACTTTATTAGGGGTAGTTTTGTTAATGTTAATAGAGAAACTTTAGTTCTTGATCAATATAGCAATACTCCAAGTTATAGGATTGGTTTTTTCGTTGATGAAGAAATCGTTACTGCAGATTTAGACGAATCTCTTAATGATAATTCTCAAGGATTTAATAACTATGCTGCTCCTGGTGCAGACAGACTTAGAGTTAGTGTAAGTTTATTTAAAAAACCTTTATAATTTCATTTTACTAGCAACTGTAATTAATGGGGTTATTCAAACTGCTTCTTTACAGACAAATCAGGGAGGTGGATACCTCAATAAAGACTGGACCGATATTCTGGCAAGAAGAACTTTCGATGAGTCTGGTCATTATTATGTAAGACCATTTGATGTTTCTGTTGCAGAGTCACTAAACGATCAAGTTGGAAACAACGGAGTATTTAATGCAGGACAATTCACTTCTGGAGGAGCAACTCCTACCGATAATCTTGCTCTGTATAAACTCTCTCCCGGAAAAGCATATGTAAAGGGATATGAGATTGAAACTCTCAATACAACATATATCGATGTAGATAAACCGAGAACTACAAAAACTTTAGAAAACCAAAATTTCATTTATAATACAGGTGCAACTTTCAAAATTAATAGTGTTTACAGAGCACCTACAGTTGGAGTTGGTAACACTTTCGTTGTAAGTTTACGAGATCAAAGAGTTGGAGTTAATTCTGAAAGTGCTCCAGGAAAAGAAATTGGTCTTGCAAGAGTATATGACTTTAGACTTGAATCTGGAACTTATAGTATATCTAATGCAAATACAAACCAGTGGGATTTATCGCTGTATGACCTACAGACAACAACTGAAATTGCTTTAAATCAGGCACATACTTTAACTGTTCCTACTTTCGTAAAAGGAAATTCTAGTGGTGCTACTGGTTTCTTAAGACATCCTGTAAGTGCAGGAACTGCTGTTACTGTATATGATAGTAGGGGAACTTTTGTTGCTAATGAGAGACTCTCTTTTAATGGACTTGAAGATGGAAGAATTGCTATTGCAGTTACTGAAAATAAGATTTCTAACGTAAAATCTGTATATGGTTCTTCAAATACTTTAGATCTTGCTGATGGAATCACTGGAGTTAATACTTTTAGTGCAAATATACTTCAATCTAATAATTTTACAGTCGGTATTGCCTCTATCAGTCCCAAGTCTGGTGGAGTTAGTACGATTACTGCTTCAAATCAACTGTTTCCTGGAACAGTTATCAAAGAAAATGATTTAATTAGATATACTGATACTACGCCAGGACTAACTGAGGACCCAATTATTGCCAGAGTTACTGGTGTTGGCACTGCAACTGTTAGTATTGAGGGTGTTGCCACTGTTTCTGGAATTGCAAGTGGATTCTTACCTGCAACGACCTTAAATGTTACTGATTTGCAAGTTCTCAATACAGAACTTTCCAAATCTTCGGATAATACTTTATACACTCTTTTACCAAAACCAAACGTAGCAGCAGTAGATATTGCTGAATCCATTATTACTATTAGAAAAACTATCAGTGTTGATATTTCTTCTGGTCAACTCTCTGTTCAAGCAACAGCAGGACCTAACGAAACTTTCCTTCCATTTGATGATGAAAGATATGTTCTTATCAGATCTGATGGAAAAACTGAACAACTTAGTTCAGATAGATTTGAACTATCATCAGATGGAAAATCATTACAGATTAGAAATCTTGGAACTGATAATAGTGGAGCAACCCTGATTGCCACTCTAAGAAAGACAAATCCAAAGTCTAAAGTAAAAATTAAAAATAGAATAAAATCTATCATTGTTGATAAATCTAGACTTCAGGGATCTGGAATTGGAACCACTACATTGAATAATGGTCTTACTTATGGAAACTATCCATATGGAACTAGAGTTGAAGACCAATTAATTTCTTTAAATTCTCCAGACGTTATCTCAATTCAAGGAATCTTTGAATCTGTGGATACAAGTGCCGCTTCTGCTCCTAAGGTATCTCTTCTTAACATCATTAGTCCTTCTACAACCACCTCTGATATGTTAATCGGAGAAAGAATAGTTGGTCAAACTAGTGGTGCTGTGGCAGTAGTTGCTGAAATTGTAGATGCATCTACAATTTCTCTTATCTATAAAAATGAATCTGTACTCATTGAGGGAGAAACTATTGAATTTGATGAATCTAATGTTAGTGCTAGAGTTTCTACTTTAACCACACCTAGTTTCAATATTTCTTCAAACTACACATTCAGAACTGGTCAAGAAGATACTCTTTATTCTTATGGATCTATAAAAAGAAAAGTAAAGAGCAGCGCACCAGTAAACCAGTTAAAGGTTTACTTTACCTCTGCTTATTTTGATACGACTGATAATGGTGATATTATAACTGTAGATTCGTATAAAAACTTTGATTATTCTGAGGAAATCAAGACAGTTAATGGATATAGGACCAGTGATATTATTGATTTAAGACCAAGAGTTTCTGAATATAGTGTTGCTGAGAATGTTAGATCTCCATTGGAATTTGCAGGGAGAGTTTTTAATGGGGCAGGACAATCAGTTCAGCATATTTTAGCGTCTGACGAAGCTATTACTGCTGATGTTGATTACTATCAAGGAAGAATTGATAGAGTTTTCCTCTCTAAAGATGGAAGATTTCAGGTTGTTTATGGAACTCCTTCTGATGATCCGGTAAACCCAAATCCTATTGATGATGCAATTGAAATTTGTACTGTAGAATTGCCCCCATATCTCTTTAATGTTAGTGACGCAAAACTAGCATTTAACCAGCATAAGAGATATCGTATGCAGGATATCAAAAGACTTGAAGATAGAATTAGAAGTCTTGAATATTATACTACTCTTTCTTTATTGGAGAAAGAAACTGCAAACTTATTTGTTTCTGATTCAGAAGGTTTAAACAGATTTAAATCAGGATTCTTCGTTGATAATTTTTCTGGATTCCAAACTCAAGACGATAGTTTTGATATTAATAATTCTATTGACATAAAGTATAATGAACTTAGACCAAAACATTACACCAATTCGGTTGATATGATTCTTGGTCCTGTTGTTGACAGAGACCCGAATGCAGATTCTAGTGTTGCTGCTATTGAAGGTAATAATGTAAGAAAAGGAGATGATGTCTTAACTCTTGATTATGCTGAGGTTGAATATATTACTCAAGCATTTGCAACTAGAACTGAAAGCGTTACTCCATTCCTTATTAGTTTTTGGAATGGAACTATGGAGTTAACTCCATCAACTGATAGTTGGGTGGATACAACTCGTTTAGAAGCAAAAACTATCCTGCAAGAAGGTGATTATAATGAAACTTTTGATGCACTTGTAGCAAATGGGGAAGTTGACCCTCAAACGGGGTTTGGTCCAATTCTTTGGGATTCTTGGGAAACTAACTGGGGCGGCATTACAGATGAAACCACTACTAGGAGAAGAGTTATTAATAATGGTCCTGATACTATTCACACCCAGGGCCCTGGTGGTAGAGCTAGACAATGGAGAAGGAGCAGAACTGTAACTGATCAGGTTATTGAAGAAACTCTTATAAGTACAGTTCAAAGTGGTGTTCAATCTAGAAATGGTTCTAGAACTATTGTTACTGAACAATTTGACAACACTTCTCTAGGAGATAGAACTATTAGTAGAGATTTGATTGCAAACATGAGATCCAGAAACATTGAATTTGTTTCTAGAAAAATGAAACCCCTTACAAGATTGTATGCATTCTTTGATGGGATAGATGTTACCCGATATTGTGTGCCCAAACTTCTTGAAATTTCCATGAATAGTGGAACATTCCAAGTTGGAGAAACTGTAACTGGGTCAATTGTGAGAACAGGTCTTTCTGAAGAGTCTAATGAGACTTCTCCTAGAATTACCTTTAGAGTCGCTCAGGCAAATCATAGAGAGGGTGCTTATGATAGCCCAACAAAAACTTTCCGCGAAAATCCTTATACTAATCGCCCACTTGCAGGATCATATTCTTCAACATCAACAATTTTAAACGTTGATACTCTTTCTCTTTCTGAACAACCCCAAGGTAGTTATTTTGGGTATGTTCAGACAGGAATGACGTTTGTTGGAGAAACAAGTGGAGCACAAGCTACCTTAGATGATGTAAGACTCATTGCTGATTTGTCATCTACTATTATTGGTAGTCTTTTCATTCCTGATCCAAATAATGTCAACTTCCCTAGATTTGAAACCGGAACAAAAACATTTACTCTAGTAAATGATATTGATAATAATCAGGATTTAGCATCTACTATTGCAGAAGAAGCATTTACTTCTACTGGTACTTTAGAAACTGTTCAAGAAAATATTCTTTCTGTTAGAAATGCAAGGATAGAACAAAAAAGAGAATTCCAAGATAGAAACGTGGAACAAACTCTTGGTACGCAAGTAGTTAATTCTAATGTAATCAGTACACAACAAAGAACTCAAACAATTATTACTTGGTATGATCCACTTGCACAGTCTTTCTTAGTTGAAGACGAAACTGGTTGTTTCTTAACCAGTTGTGATGTCTTCTTCAGAACAGTTGATGATTTGGATGTTCCAGTTGTTTTCCAACTGAGATCCATGGATAATGGTCTCCCAACCACTAAAATTCTTCCTGGTTCTGAGATTGTTTTAGACCCATCTGATATTCAAACTTCTTCTGACGGATCTGTTGCTACAAACGTTCAGTTTAAATCACCTGTTTATGTTGAAGGTGGTACAGAATACGCAATATGTTTAGCATCCAACTCTACTAAGTATACTGTATATATTTCTAGAATTGGTGAAAATGACTTATTAACTGATACGTTTATCTCTAACCAACCATATCTTGGTTCTCTATTCAAATCTCAAAATAATACCACTTGGGAACCAAGTCAGTGGGAAGATCTTAAATTTACTTTGTATAGGGCAGATTTTGTTGAAAGTGGAAGTGTTGAATTCTATAGTCCAGAACTCACGCAAGGAAACGCTCAGATTGCTAAGTTACTTCCTGATCCTATTTCCATCGCATCTAAAAAAATTAGAGTTGGTCTAGGAACAACTGTTGCGGATTCTGGATATCAAATTGGAAATACATTCTTCCAAGATGGAACCAATGCTACAGGAGACCTGGTAGGTACTGCAGGTTCCGTAACAGGGACTCTTAGCGTATCTAACGCTGGCATAGGTTATACGCCTGCTAGCGGTTCTTATACGTTCGCTGGAGTCAACCTCGTCACGCTGACGGGTAGTGGTAGAGGTGCAACTGCAGAAATTAGTATCCTTAATGGCGGTATCGTTGCTTCTGGAGCAACCATTACTGCGGGAGGTTCTGGTTATGTAGTTGGAGATGTTCTTGGAATTTCTACCATCGGTATTGCCACCATCGGTAGAGATGCTCAACTCACCGTAACTGGAATCGGAGTTACAAACGAACTTATCTTTGATAACGTTCAAGGCAACTTTGTTGTTGGTGGTGGTAAGTCGATGAACTATTTCAACAGTGTTGGAGTCGCTCAGACATTAAATAATGATCTTCCTGGTGCTCCTGGTGGAGATGTTCAAATCGCATCTATTGTTACTATCAACGATGGTTTGCATATGAATATTAGTCATCAAAATCATGGAATGTATTTCACTGAAAATAGTGTTAGACTTTCTGGAGTGAAACCAGATATCAAACCAACAACGCTCTCTGTAGCGTATCCAGCAGACTCTACATCAGGTCTTACAGTTGGACTTGGCGCTACATTTGCTACATTTGAAAATGTTGGAGTCGGCACAACTAACTCAGGTTTACTGCTTATTGGTGATGAAGTAATCACATACACTAATGTGACTGGAAATACTATTGGTGGAAATATTGTAAGAGGTCGTAATCCAAAAACATATCCAGCAGGGACTCCAGTATTTAAATATGAATTATCGGGTGTAAGTCTTGGCCGTATCAATAAGACACATTCTTTAGCAGATGTAACCGAATCTGACCCCTTTACATTCGATTCTTATAAAATTAAACTCGACGTGAGTGGAAACACGGGAACTGCTAGAAATACTGATGTTGGATTTCCTCAGTTATCCCTCAATCGTTCTAAATCTACAGGTGGTACAAAGGTTAGAGCAACTCAGAATATGCCATTTGAATTAATTACTCCTAATGTACATAATATGACAGTTCCTGGAACAACCATTAGTGCTGAACTAAGGACTACTACGTCCAAGAGTTTCAGTGGAACAGAAGTTCCTTTCTTAAATGCAGGATTTGATGATATCATTATCAATCAAAAGAATTATTTTGATTCTCCAAGAATGATTGCATCTAAAATTAATGAAGATGCAAACTTAACTACAGTTCCTGGGTCCAAATCAATGAATATGAGGATGTTCTTGAATACTGTTGATACAAGACTTACCCCGGTTATCG